TTAAAGTTGCATTTTAGAAAAATAATTATTTGTCTGTTCAATATATTTGCGTTGAAAATCATCCAAAGAGTTCCTGTAAATATTCTTCAAGGTCGCATCTGACTTCCATCCACCTCTCTCCATAATGTACACGTCCGGAACTCCAATAGCGTGCATTATAGATGCAGAGTAGTGACGCAGGTCATGGAATCTGAATTTCTTTATTTCCAGTTCATTAAAGCACCTCTCAAATCTGTTAGTGAGTGTATGAGGTGTTATATTGACGAGTTTGCCACGTTTGGGCAGTTCGTTGATAACAAACTCGGGTAGCTCTATAACTCTGTTAGAAGATGCTGTTTTGGGCTCCTTTATGACTATGTCGGGTCCATCATATACAGCTGCTTTATTTATTCTTACGCAATTCCCCTTAACATCTGAAGCTGACAGAGCGCATATCTCGGAGCGCCTGAGAGTACCGTATGCTGCCAAATAGATTGCTATTACCATATCTTTGTCATTATTATCACTAAAATGATTAATAACAGTCTTGACCTCTTCATCAGTTGGCACGTAGAGCTCGATTTGACGTTTCTGTGGGAGTTTCACCTTGTAATCGTGATTTGTTCCGTTGAAGTCCAAAACGGCCACAAATAAGCCATATATGTTCTTTACTGTTTTAGGACTAAGATGTGATAAGGAGCCAATCCAGGAAGATACATTGGCAGAGTTAAACTGAGATAATCTCAAATGGGCTATCTCAGAGAAATTATTCCGCTGAATACACTGATAGCCTTTAATAGTTGTTGGGGATAATGTATTTTTTTTCGCTTCAATATAACTATTTACAGCATCTTCAAAAACAGAATCTACGGAATTCTTTTTGTTGATAAATTTGAACTGAGTAGCTAAGTATTCAGCTTCTTTTTTTGTTGGAGCAGTAAAAGATTTATATATTCTTTTTCCGTCTCCATTTGTGTAATCATATACCAGGCATCTCCAATTGCCTGATTTTGTTTTCTTAGCTTTTGCCATATTTCATCATCCTTTCTATTTTTTTGTATAAAAATAACACCCAGCCATTTGCCAGATGTCTCAAAAGATGATAAAATATCCTTGTCTAGGGGATAACATTTTATGTTGTCTTTTGAGGGATCATCTGCAATGGATGGTCTCTTCTTGATTTATTAACAAGAATCATATATAATGGTTTTAACAAGAGAACCGAAAGCTAGGTGCAAGCTAGCTTCTGGTGTTGATGTTAGTTAAAAAGTAACGTTTATCTTTACCAGAGATGAGGGCGTTACTTTTTTGCGTTAAATTTGATGATTGTTAACACAAGAGTAATAACGTAACAAAGCATAATTACAAAATCAAAAAGATTATCATATGTAACCATTGGCATCAGCTCCTTTCGTAAAACTCAGAAGCTAACCAACCGCCCCTTCGGTTCCCTGGGTAAAATCACTATATATATTTCAAGGTTCTATCAAGAACAGTGTGCTAACAGTTCTATATTGTCAGCATCAGTCTTGTCAAAATCATTCCCAATAATATGACTCATAGCGTGAATAAAAGCTTTCTGCTGCAGTTCACGATTGAGATTAACATCAATGAATATAGAGTAGCTGTCATCTTCGTTCCTGGTAACGCATTCATTTGTTCTGCCGGCAAGTGATATAAGATGAACAGTATAATTAATTCCTTTGTATTCCATTTATTTCACATTCCTTTAAGATTTCCATACTGTTTTTAGTTTCATATAAATTTTAACAAAATATATGTCCGTTTTTAGTCTCTGTTTTGTTCCTTGCGTTTTAGAGCAAGAAGCATATTATGAACTGTGCTCAAGTCTTCCGGATCAGCATCCTTAGCAGTATCGAACAGAAGTCTTAATTCTTTGTTTTCGAATATCTCTTGAGCTATTGCTGAGGTTTCTTCGTTGAGATAGTAGTGTTCCTGTTCTTGGTTTGATTTGTCTTCTATGAGGTCGGATTTTTCAATACCGAAGTAATTTGCCATAAGTTCTATCTTATCTATACGTGGATAAACATTTCCCTTTACCCAGTCAGTAAATGTTGTATATTTTATTCCAAGAGCATTACAAATCTCACGTCTTGTTTTTCCATTTATATCCATATAATATTGTATATTTTTGGCCATAACGGCTTTGTTACCCAAATCTCCCATAAGTAACACCTCCAAAAGTTTATATACATATTATAAGATTAAATCGTAAAAAAAACAAGATTTTATTAAAAAAATACGGAAAAGTCGTTGACATTACGATAAAGTCGTAGTAATATATAAGAGTAACAAGGAGATCGCAGGAAAGGAGATTGAAATCATGGAGCAAAACGGTATGACAGATAATCAATTTAAAGATTTCTTACAGACATTATTACATATCCTCGAAAATGAGGAAAAAGAAAAAGCGATTGAATTAATCAAATCGCTACTCAACAAATAAAAATATAGGAAAACCCACAAGAGGCGGACTCCAAAAACTTCCTGCATCCGCCTCAAGTGTTAAGTAAAGTATAACAAGGATTTCTAAAAATGTAAAGAAGGAAGAGGTGATAGAACTTGGAGAGAGTTGCTATGTTGTCACTTAAACAGGCAAGAGAAGCAAAGAAATTGACGCAAAAAGAAGCAGCTAAATTGTTGGGAATCAGCGTTGATGCATTAGGAAATTATGAAAGAGGAAAGACATATCCAGATGTACCGATTTTGCGAAAAATTGAAGAACTGTATGGAATACCATACGATAGACTTATTTTTTTACCTTTGGATTACGATAAAGTCGTAAACAAAATTTGATTGCAATTCACTTGACAATCCGCTACCTGTCGGTAGCCGGTAGGAAGGAGAAATATGGAACAATTAAAAAATTTATCTTTTGACTTTGAGAATGGAAGATTTTTAGTTAATGGAAGTGAACTGCCAAAAGGTACTACTTCATTATCGTTAACGTTCAAAGATGGTATATGGGATTTGGAAGTTGGAAGCCCCATTTGCTTTACAACCAGGATACCACACAAAAAAGAGTATGGTATCCATGATTATGTTCCTACTCCTTATGAAGAGTTAAAAGATACTTTCGCATCTGCACTGGATCGGCTTCAATAATACCATTTTGTGTCAGAAGTTCAATCATTATTTTTAACGATAAATCAACAGATACCTCAATCGAATTTAAAATCATTTGTGCGTATAGATCTTCATTACGGAAGTTTGGTGTTGTATTGGTTCTAAATACAGAATTGAGTATTTCTAATTGATTGTTCTTTATCTGATCGGTAATGATTTTGTGCAGAACTTTATTTGTTAATTCATCCATAGGTAATTTCTCCTTTTGTATTACTCGGCGCGGCAACGCCTGTAATTCGATTGTAGAAAAGATTAATGGATATGTAAAGGAAGGTGTGAAAACATGAAGCCGATTGACTTGAACGAAATGAAAGCAATGATATTAAAAGAAATGGACTCGGTTGAAAAAGAAATCGAAAATGGATACGAAGAAGCAATCACCGAATTCAAGATTTACATGGGATACAAATTCGCCATTTTAAGAATTACGAGTATGTGTGAAGAAACAGCAAAAGACTCACAAGAGATAAGCAAACTCGAAAAAGAAATTGAAGAGCGTGAGAAAGAATTAAAAAAGAAGATTTTTAATCGTTAAGATAATCGGGCAGTCTTCAGGCTGCAGCACAACCAGCATAATTGGCATGTCTGTCACAACGGTAACAATGGCCCTCACATGAACAGAGAAAAGGACTTGTAATACAAGATGATGGCTCAGGAATATTACGAAGAACACATAGGAACTAGAGAAGAATTCATGGATGAATTCGGAAAAAATTATTTTTAGCAGGAAGGAGGAAACAGTATGGCAGTAGCTATGAAAGAGAGAAATCATTCCGCAGAAGCTGCAATTCGGAATGCAATGTTCCGGAATAACGTTACTGCGAAAGATATCGAGAAACACAAGATAATGTGTGAAAGCACATTCTACAAAAAAAGATTAACTCCAAGGTTATTCACATTGGAGGATTTTTGGAAATTGAATGAGCTCTTACACTTCAATCAGTATGAAATGGAGATGATATTGGGAAGGAGGTATTGATGGAAGGAGCTATTAACTATCTGAGGGCGGTTAGCAGGATTTGCAAAGAAAATAGTATGAGATGCGAGTCATGCCCTATTGGAGCAAGTACAGGCGAGAGCGTTAATAGAGCGCTTTGCCCAAGATTATTAAGTCCTTATCTGTGGGACGACGAAAAGACAACCAATATGGTTAGAGCAAGTAGGAGGTATTGATGAAAACAATTTACGAACTGATTAAGAACGCAGTAATCACAATCTTATTCGGAATAGTGATGTACAGAATTGCACCTGTTAAGTGCGAGTACGTGTTCCAGTATATTATCCTAGCCATTGTGTATCTATGGTGGGGGATGAGCATGGTCACTACGTTGGATTGCTTTGTTGAATCAAAAGAAAAAAGGGCAAAGTAAATAGGAGTTCTACTAAGCCCTTAAGTAAAAATATTACATTTTAATAATATCAGATAATTAGAAGAGAGGAAATAGCTAATGGAAAATATAAAAATAAATAGCTTGGAAATTGAAAATGTCAAAAGGATTAAGGCAGTTAAATTAGAGCCATCTCAGTCAGGACTGACAATCATTGGTGGAAATAATAATCAGGGTAAAACTTCTGTTTTAGACAGTATCGCCTGGGCACTGGGCGGCAATAATTTCAGACCGGCAAATGCCACAAGAGAGGGGTCGGTCATTCCGCCTAATATTCACATTACATTAAGTAATGGATTAGTAGTGGAAAGAAAAGGAAAGAATAGCGATTTAAAAGTAACAGACCCAACAGGGGGGAAAGCAGGGCAGACATTACTTAACAGCTTTATAGAGCAGTTGGCACTTGATTTGCCGAAATTCATGAATGCAAGCGATAAGGAAAAAGCAGACACATTACTACGAATCATCGGAGTAGGGGAAGAACTGTACAAGTTGGAGGATGAAGAGAAACGTTTGTACAATGAAAGACTTGTGGTTGGTCGTGTTGCAGATCAGAAAGATAAATTCGCAAAAGAGCAGGAATTCTACGAGGACGCACCGTCAGAGTTAGTCTCTGCATCAGAACTTATAAAAAAACAGCAGGAAATTCTTGCTAAGAATGGTGAGAATCAGAGAAAAAGAGACAAAGTAGATTTAATTACAAGCCAGCAAACTATCAAAGCCGGCAAAATAGCACAGCTTGAGTCACAGATTGCAACGCTGACTACTGCATTGGAAGAAGAAAGAGCTGCCAAAGCAGAGCTTGATAAGGATTTGGTTATTGCACAGACCGACGCATTATCACTTGTGGACGAATCAACGGAAGAGCTTGAGAGAAATATCGAGCAGATTGAAGAAATTAATCGAAAGGTAAGAGCTAATCTTGATAAGGCAAAGGCTGAGGATGATGCGAAAGAAGAGAAAAGTAAATATGATGCGTTATCTGCAAAAATTGAAGAGGTTAGAAATGCAAAAACAAAACTTCTTGAAAATGCAAATCTTCCACTTCAGGGATTGAGCGTAGATGATGGCGTGCTTATGTATAAAGGACAACCTTGGGATAATATGTCTGGAAGTGAGCAGCTTATTGTATCCACTGCTATCGTAAGAAAACTCAATCCACAGTGTGGATTCGTGTTGATGGACAAGCTTGAGCAGATGGACATGGATACATTAAAAGATTTTGGTAACTGGTTAAACAATGAAGGTTTACAGGCTATTGCTACAAGAGTGTCAAAAGGAGATGAGTGCTCAATCATTATTGAAGACGGATATGTTGTTGAACAGCCATCAGTTCCTGAAGCACAAGCCCCATCAACTAATTGGAAAGCAGGTGAATTTTAATGAATATTACTACGGGAAAAATTGAAAAAGCACAAAAAGTGGTTATTTACGGACCAGAGGGAATAGGAAAAAGCACATTTGCTTCTAAATTTCCACAGCCTCTGTTCATTGATACAGAAGGAAGCACAAGTTACATGGATATTTCAAGATTTGATAAGCCATCAAGCTTCACTATGTTATTGGAACAGATTAAATATGTCCGTGACCATGTTGAGCTGTGCAAAACGTTAGTCATTGATACAGCTGATTGGGCAGAACATTTATGCGAGACTGAATTTTGTGCAAAAAAACAGATATCAGGCATTGAGGATATGGGCTATGGAAAAGGTTATGTTTACGTAGCTGAAGATTTTGGTAAGATGCTCAATCTTTTAGAAGAGGTTGTGGACAAAGGCATTAATGTTGTAATTACCGCACATGCTCAAATGAGAAAATTTGAACAGCCAGACGAGTTAGGAGCCTATGATCGCTGGGAACTTAAACTTGCTAAAAAAACAGCACCATTGTTAAAAGAATGGGCGGATTCAGTCCTTTTTGCAAACTATAAGACAGTTGTAATAAATGTAGATAATCAGGGCGCGCAAAAGGGGAAGAATAAGGCACAGGGTGGAAAAAGAGTAATGTACACCCAGCATCATCCTTGCTGGGATGCTAAAAACAGATGGGGATTAGCAGATGAGGTTGATTTTGATTATGAAATCATTCGTCAGTTTATTCCATCAGGTGCAGCACCAGCTACATCTGTTCCTACTGTTGACAAAGAGAAAAATCCGGCTACTACGAATGAAGCCCCAAAACAGGAAGAACCAAAACAGACTGTATCTCAGGCTCAAACTCCAGTGCAGCCAAAGAATGATATTCCGAAATCATTGATGGAGTTAATGATTGCCTATAATGTGACGGACGAAGAGATTCAGGCAGCTGTAGCGAGTAGAGGTTACTACCCAATTGATACTCCAATTTCAAACTATGATGCGAACTTTATTGATGGAGTTTTGGTCGGTGCATGGAATTCTGTGTACAAAATGATTGCAGAAATGAAGAGCGCAAAAGGCGACTTTGTAAAAATTGGAGAGCAAATGGAAATACCATTTAATTAATACAAATAGAAAAGGAGACATAAGAATATGGAATTAGAAAGAGAATTTGGATGGGATGACACAATTGAAAATGACTCGGAGTTCGTACTTCTTCCGGAGGGCGAATATCCATTTGAGGTTACTTCTTTTGAGAGGGCAAGACATAACGGAAGTGAAAAGCTTCCACCATGCAATAAAGCTGTGCTTGCGATTAAAATCACTGCCCCGGATGGAAAAAGTACAACTATTAATCACAACTTATTTTTACACAGCAAGACGGAAGGAATGCTATGTGCGTTCTTTACATCGATTGGCCAGAGAAAGAAAGGCGAAAAGATATCAATGAACTGGAATCTTGTGCCTGGCTCTAGGGGAAGATGTAAAGTAGGAATTCATACATATAAAAACAAAGATGGAGATGAAAGACAGACTAATCAGATTGTTAGATTTTTAGAACCATCTTACGGTGATAGTGCAGCTGCACCAACGTTTAAGGCTGGTGAATTTTAATGGAATTAAGACCTTATCAGAACGAAGCAATGGATTCGGTATTTAATGAGTGGGAAGAGGGCAATGCTAAAACATTGCTCGTCCTTCCAACAGGATGCGGAAAGACTATTGTATTCGCAAAAATAACAGAAGAATGCGTTAAACAAGGGAAGAGAGTTTTAATTCTTGCACATAGAGGAGAATTGCTAGAACAGGCTGCAGATAAAATAAAAAAAGCAACTGGACTTGAGTGTTCGACAGAAAAAGCAGAACAAACATGCATCGGCAGTTGGTTTAGGATCACAGTTGGGTCAGTCCAGACTCTGCAACGAGAAAATAGACTTGCTAAATTTAATAAAGATTTTTTTGACACAATCATTATTGATGAAGCACATCATTGCATATCAGATGGCTATCAAAAGGTATTAAGTCATTTTGACACAGCCAATGTTCTTGGAGTTACCGCAACTCCGGACAGAGGTGATATGCGAAATCTTGGAACTTATTTCAATTCTTTGGCTTACGAATACACATTACCAAAAGCTATCAAAGAAGGCTATCTTACGCCAATCAAAGCTCAAACAATCCCATTAACTTTAGATTTAAGTTCTGTTAAGCAACAGGCAGGAGATTTCAGTACAAGTGATATTGACACAGCACTGGATCCTTATTTGTACCAAATTGCTGAGGAAATGAAAAAATATTGCAGCGACCGAAAGACAGTTGTATTTCTGCCATTAGTTAAAACAAGCCAAAAATTTAGAGACATTCTAAATGAAAAAGGTTTTAAAGCAGCTGAAGTAAATGGAAGTAGCGACAATAGAGCAGAGGTTCTGAAAGAATTTGAAGAGGATAAATACAACGTTCTTTGCAATTCGATGCTTCTTACAGAAGGATGGGATTGCCCATCAGTTGATTGCGTAGTTGTCCTTAGACCAACAAAAGTAAGAGCTTTATATTCGCAAATGGTAGGGCGTGGAACAAGACTTTATCCAGGAAAGCAAGACTTACTCTTGTTGGATTTTTTGTGGCATACAGAACGCCATGAATTGTGTCACCCAGCTCATTTGATTTGTGAAAACGAAGAAGTTGCAAATAAAATGACAGAGAATATTGCAGATGCGGCATGTCCGGTTGATTTGGAAGAAGCTGAGCAAACAGCACAGCAGGACGTCATTGCTCAAAGAGAAGAAGCACTGGCACAGCAGCTGAAAGAAATGAGACATAGAAAACGTAAGCTGGTTGATCCATTGCAATTTGAAATGAGCATACAAGCAGAGGACTTGGCAAATTATGTTCCAGCTTTTGGTTGGGAGATGGGACCAGCAACTAAAAATCAGATAAAAACACTTGAAAAACTGGGAATTTATCCGGATGAAATTGACAATGCAGGTAAAGCTAAATTAATTCTTGATAAATTATCAGCAAGAAGAGAAGCAGGTCTTACTACTCCTAAACAAATTAGATTTTTAGAAAGTAAAGGATTCGTAAAAGTAGGTACCTGGCAGTTTGAAACAGCAAAAAAATTAATAGACAGAATAGCAGCAAACGGCTGGAAAATTCCAAACGGTATTAATCCGGCTACATTCTGCCCTGAGGAATAGATATGGAAAATAACATTAATTTAATTGAATTACTTGAATATATCCAACCTAGCTCTCTTGATTATCAAGAATGGATTAATGTTGGTATGGCACTCAAGGAAGCAGGTTACACTGCTTCTGATTGGGATAATTGGAGCAAGCAAGACGGCAGATACCACAAGGGTGAATGTTTTCGCAAATGGGAAACGTTCAGAGGTACTGCCGTTCCGGTTACGGCCGGTACTATAGTTCAAATGGCAAAGGATAATGGATGGATACCACAACGTAAAGAGTATCATGAGTTGGGTTGGAATGACTTAATTGGCGCAAAAGATGATTTAGTGGTGGTCGACTCCGCGTGGATTGAAGGTAAGGACATACATGTCCCTACCAATTGGGACCCTGTTAAAGACTTAATAACATACATAGAAACATTGTTTGATTCAACCGAAATAGTTGGGTATGTAACGGAGACATGGGAGAAAGATGGTAAATACCTGCCAACAAAAGGAAATTGGGACAGAACAGCAGGGGAGCTTATTCAGGCATTAAATAAATGCAAAGGCGATATAGGAGCCGTTCTTGGAGATTACAAAAAAGAAGCTGGAGCATGGATTAGATTCAATCCACTTGATGGCAAAGGTGTCAGAAATGATAATGTGACCGAATATAAATATGCACTTGTAGAATCAGACGCAATGGAGCTTGATAAGCAGAATGCCATTCTTAGAGAATTAGAGCTGCCTATAGCGTGCTTGGTATTCAGTGGAAAAAAGAGTATACATGCCATCGTGAAGGTTGATGCTCCAACATATGATGAATACAGAAAGCGAGTTGAATATCTTTATTCTGTCTGCAAGAAAAATGGATTAGTTGTAGACACACAGAATAAGAATCCAAGTAGACTTTCAAGAATGCCTGGAGTAGTTCGTGGAGACAGTAAACAATTTCTTATAGATACCAATATTGGAAAAGAGTCTTGGGAGGAATGGAAAGAATGGATTGAATCAATCAATGATGACCTTCCTGATCCAGAAAGTTTATCGGAACAATGGGAAGATATGCCGGAGCTCGCAGAACCGTTAATTGAAGGAGTGCTTAGAAAAGGCCATAAAATGCTTATTGCAGGACCATCAAAAGCAGGTAAGTCATTCGCATTAATAGAGATGTGTATCGCTATTGCAGAAGGCTCTAAATGGCTTGAATGGAACTGCACACAAGGTAAGGTGCTATACGTGAATCTGGAATTAGACAGAGCGTCCTGCTTACATAGATTTAAGGACGTATATAACGCTTTAGGATTGAAGCCTAGCAACTTGGCCAATATAGACATATGGAATCTGAGAGGACGTTCGATACCAATGGATAAACTAGCTCCAAAGTTGATTAGAAGAGCTGCTAAAAAGGATTATTTGGCTATTGTTATCGACCCTATTTACAAAATCATTACTGGCGATGAAAACTCAGCTGACCAAATGGCTCATTTTTGCAACCAATTCGACAAGGTATGTACGGAGCTTGGATGCGCGGTTATATATTGCCATCATCATTCAAAGGGTTCCCAAGGCGGTAAGAAATCAATGGACAGGGCTTCAGGTTCCGGAGTGTTTGCACGTGATCCGGACGCGCTACTCGACTTAATTGAACTTAAAACAACAGATGCAATCAATGAAAATGCGATAAATAACGCAGCATGTAAAGTGTGCATGGAAGTTCTGGAAGAGTATGTAACCGATTGGAAATTCCATGTATCTCAGGACGATATATGTAGCAGCGCGCAAATGAAGAAAGCTTGCAAAGAGATGCTTAGTGATGACCAATATGATGAATTACTGGAAAGATTAACAGAAAAGAGCGCCGAAGTTTTAAATAGGACAGCATGGCGAATCGAAGGGACTCTTAGAGAGTTTCCAAAATTCAGTCCGGTAAACCTGTGGTTTGATTATCCAATACATAAGCAGGACGAATCAGGAGCACTGGGAGATATCGTTATTGAGAACAGTAAAGGGAGTCCTTGGAAGAAAAATTTTCATAATAAAAAGACTCCGGAAGATAAAAAAAAGGAACGAATTAAAACAGTAGAACAAAATTATGAAAGTTTAAAGTCATTTGAAGGCGGAAAAGTCACTCTTGCGAATATGGCAGAAGCGATGGGTGTGACTCAAAAAACAATCAAAAATAGAATAAAGGAACACGGTGGTTTTTTAATATTGAACAGTGGGGAAATATTAAAAAAAGATGAATAACACCTTGGAAAAACTCGATAAATATTATTTCTCCCAATTTGGAAATTCTCGATAAATAATCGACTTTTTCCAAAAAAGAAATTCTCGATAAATAATCGATGAAAGCCGATTTGGAAAAAAACTTGGAAATTCTCGATAAATAATCGACTTTTTCCAAGTTGGAGGAAAACACATATATATACTACGTATATATATTGGCATTTCCGTAAACGTCAATGTGGAAAGTAGTTGTGCGTTTACGCTCACGCACAACACAACTCCTTCCACTGACATTGACTTAAAGGCGAAAGGAGATTTTGAATTGGAAATTAAATTTTTCATTCCGATGATACCACCAACGGTAACTCATCAGGAACATAAAGTATCAACAAAAAATGGTAGGGTTGTTTTTTATGATCCACCAGAACTGAAAGCAGCTAAACAGAAACTGGAAGCACATCTAGGAAAGTACGTTCCGGAAATAGAATATACAGGACCGGTAAGGCTGTTAGTGAAATGGTGCTTCCCAATCAAAGGAAATCATATAAACGGAGAATGGAAATCAAGCAAGCCTGATACAGATAACCTCCAAAAGATGCTCAAGGACGTAATGACTAAGTTGCATTATTGGAAGGATGATGCATTGGTGGTTTCGGAAATCATAGAAAAATTTTGGGCGGATGTACCAGGAATATATATCTACGTGGAAGAAGTGGAGTGATATGACCGAAAAAAGATTAAAGCTATATTATCAGTTTGTCTGCGATGTATGGAAATTATTTTTTAAATACAGAAATCCAAGAGACAATGACTCGTATTGGGAATTGTTAATGGATGAAGCAGAAAAGCTAACACTCAAATATGGGAATACAGAATTTGTTAGAAAAATAACTCTGCAAGTAGTGCTGGAGTTAGAAAAAATATACTTTGAAAAAAAGGATAAACAATGATGATGAATTCAATTAATAAGCTGCAGATTATTCTTGCAGCAATAAAGAATGGCGAGAAAGCAGCCAAATGTGAATGTGGTGGAAGTATTACTTACAGGACCACCAACGGAAGGCTTTCGGCTGCACATTGCGATAAGTGCAGTTGGAAGATGAGAGCATAATTAATTCGAGAAAGGAGCGGAGCAGCGCGCAAAAGGATATCCGGCTCCTGAGGGAACAATGATAAATGGAGAAATAATAGTAGATAACTTTGCCGGTGGAGGTGGAGCTTCAACAGGAATTGAACTGGCAACTGGTTATAGCGTAGACATTGCAATTAATCATGATCCGGAAGCTATCAAAATGCACAAGGCGAATCATCCGCGAACAAAACATTATTGTGAATCAGTTTGGGATGTTAATCCAGTAGAAGCATGTAAAGGAAGACCGGTAGCACTTGCGTGGTTTAGTCCGGATTGCAAACATTTCAGTAAAGCTAAAGGCGGAAAACCAAAAGACAAAGCTATAAGAGGGTTGGCATGGGTTGCACTAAGATGGGCTGCTTTAGTTAGACCTAGAGTGATAATGCTTGAGAATGTTGAGGAATTCAAAACGTGGGGACCACTTAACCGCAGCCATAGACCTATTAAGAATAAGCAAGGAGTTACTTTTGATAGATTTGTTAAGCAATTGAAGAATCTAGGTTATTCAGTTGAATTTAAAGAACTAGTTGCAGCTGACTATGGAGCTCCTACAATGCGAAAAAGATTCTTTATGATTGCAAGGTGTGATGGTCAATCTATTGTATGGCCAGAACCTACACACGCTCCTTTGAAAAGTGAAGAAGTACAGCAGGGAATAAAGGAGCCTTACGTTGGAGCTTATACACAACTTGATTTCAGTTTACCGTGTCCTTCAATATTTGATACCAAAGAAGAAATTAAAGAAAAATATGGAATACGGGCGGTTAGACCTTTGGCGCCTAAGACAATGGAACGTATTGCAAGAGGATTGAAGAAGTTTGTAATCGATAATGCAGAGCCATTTATAGTGCCAATAGGTTATGGAGAAAAAAAAGGACAGAAGCCAAGAGTACATGATGTTAAAGAACCTTTACCAACTATTGTGAGCAGTGGAAAACATTATCTGATAAGTCCGTCACTAATTCAGTATCATTCAGAGACATCAGAGAATGAAGTGAGAGGACAAGCGATTCAAAAACCAATAATGACGGTAGATGGTTCAAACAGATATGGGTTGGTTACATCTTTTCTCAGTAAATTTTACAAGACAGGAACTGGTCAAGATGTTAGAGAGCCACTTCATACAGTAACTACATCAGCAGGACATTTTGGAGAAGTAAGAGCCTTTTTAATTAAATACTACGGAGAAGGAACAGGACAGGACATAAAAGATCCTCTTGATACCGTTACTTCAAGGGATAGATTCGGGTTAGTAACTATCGAAGGAGTTGATTATCAGATTGTTGACATAGGCCTGAGAATGCTTGAGCCAAAAGAGTTATATGGATGCCAGGGATTTCCTGATGATTACATAATCGATAAAGATTACGAGGGAAATACTTATACGAGAAGTGAGCAGGTAAAGAGATGCGGTAATGCGGTTTGCCCACCTATTCCGGCAGCTTTGGTAAAGGCTAATTTGCCTGAGTTATGTGTAGCTACTAGAACACCTAATTTGAGAATAGATGATTCAGAAGCACAATTGAGGTTTGCGTAGGTGAAAGGAGAATGTAATGGACAGAAGAAAAAGAATCAGAAAGGCAATTCAGAACGGATATAGTCCGATAGATGTTGCCAGAATGCAAGCCATAGCACGAACGGAAGCTAAGAAGATGGAACAGGAAGCAACTGAGATTGCATTTGTTGATATGCTAGCAGTCCCTTGTTCAGTACTGGCATTTGACTATTGGCCTAAATCAGCCAAAAAGAAGATGCCGGAATTTATCAAAGAGGTCGTTAGCCTTTATGAGTCTATTCAAGTCGGGGCGGTCACAAGAGAAGAGATTATAGAGGAGTTTGAAAAAAATTCGGGCATAAAACTAGAGGCGGAATGGTACAGAGCAAAGGAAGAGGCAAACAATGAAAGTCAAGGATTAGTCAAAGATAGTCAAAGATTAGTCAAAGATAAGTCAAGGAGAGGCGAAATATGAGTGTAAACAAAAACTATGTAGTAATTGAGCAGATCGGAACGGACGTTGATAAGGGCAGGATAGACAAGAAAGCTCTGAAAAGATTCAAGCGACCTGCTTATGGAAAGTATGGTAAGGACATTAATGTCACTACCAGAGAGGAGACAGATGCGCGAGACAATAAAGATTCAAACAGTACTAGAGATAATTCATAACATTGGTGGTTGTGATGCATCAGACGAGTACTCGAAAGGGTGGGATGATGCGTGCAACACAATCTATGGAGAGGTTGAGAAGCTTAGGGACGTTGTTCCCGACATAAATGTCGGGAGCACGATACCAAAAGAACACAAGGAACATATTATGAACAGATTTATGAGGAGGAACTAGAGATGATTAGTATTAACGAGAATGGAAATGGGAATGACTTGCACATGGAGGGAAATAAAATCACATTAATAATTGAAGCGTCAATGATTATAGCAGGACTCCTGAAGAGCAAGGTGATAAATGAAAGAGACCTTGATTCTATGATTAGAGCAGTAAAGGAGTTAAACAAGGAAGACTGGGGCAAGCTTAAATATGCCAAGCAAAGAGAGGGCACATTTGATGATATTGCAAAGGTTGTAGGAAAGCACTTCCAGGGAGGTAATAAGGAAGAATGAAAGTGAAATATGACAAAGAAACACAAAGATGGTTTGAAAAAAATCTTGCACAACAGACAACGGTTATGAAGTGCGAAAAATGCGGGCTATTTTTTAAGCCATCTTTAGGGCATAAGTGCAGAGGTAGAAGAAAAATGAGATTAATTGATGCAGATGAACTAACAAACCAACTTGAAAATAAAAAAGTAAGTATTAATTACGAGATACCAATAGAGGAAGTGCTAGGAGAAGATATTGATTTAGATGATTTTGGAGAACTTGTAAAAGATGCAATTAAGTCTTACAGGAAAATGATTTTGGACACTATTAAGACTATGCCGGCAATAGAGGAAAGACCAAAAGGAAAATGGGAAAAATTTAGTGTTATGGATTTTGTAAGAGAAGAAGAGGTTTTGAAATGTAATCAATGCGATTGGCTAAATGGATATATTGCATATAATTTTTGCCCAAACTGCGGAGCAGAGATGGAGGTGGAACAATGACACACGAACTAAAAATTATAGACAAATATTTTATTGCAGTACGAAACGGAACTAAAAATTTTGAATTAAGAAAAAACGATAGAAATTTTAATGTCGGAGACATTCTGATACTTTGGAAAGTTGACGAAAACGGAAATAGAACAGGTGAATATCTTAAAAGAAAAATAATGTATATCTTACAAGATTGCCCAGAGTATGGACTCAAAGAAGGATATTGCATTTTGAGTCTTGGTTATATGTGGGAAGTTATAAAGTGAGATGGAATAATGGCAAAATTGTGTAAGGATTGCGAACACTTTGAAATATTGTACGAGCCACTAATGAGTGGCGGTCAGTGTTGGGATTGGGGAAAAGCACACTGTAAGAAGTATGACGCGTATGTGGATTTTATAAACCATAATAAATTCAAGTGGGTATCTTGTATTGAGGAGGTGGAAGAATGAGTGCTTGTACAGGTTGTGGATTTTGGGATGCTGATAGTGAATGTTGTAGTTGTCCGTCATGGGAAATGTGGTATGCATGCCCTATTGAGTCAGAAAGACCTGAAAACAAAAAAGCAATGGAAGATTATATAAAACAACTTACAGAAAGTGAGGTGGAAGAATGAAAAAGATAATAATAATTAGCATAGTGGCTTTACTATTAGCAGGGTGCGAAAAGCAAGAGCCAAAGCATTACAGAATAGTATCAGCAAGGTACACGGTTAAAGAGTACGACAACGTCGAAAAAGACCATTTAAGAAGTACAGACGAGCATCCGAGATATAAAACGGTTCACTACGAGGACGAGTACATAGAAGTAGTAGCAGAAAACAACGGCGAATATATCAAGGAAAAGCAACGTGTTGAAGCCGTAGAGATAAGTACGAGAAACGAGGTTATAGATGATTGGGGACGCACAATATATCTTACCGCAGAAAATTATGGAAAAGTATTAAAAGAGGGATTAATAGAGATAGAGGAGGAATAATGAATGTATGGATGAAGATAGAAAAAGATAAATACGAGCTTCCTGTTGCGGTCGCTAACACTGCTCAAGAACTAGCAAATATATGCGGAACAAACGTGCATAGTGTTATGTCGATTGTTTCAAAAACTAAAAAGGGAATCATAAAGAAACCAACATACATTAAGGTCGAGATAGAGGAGGAGTAAATGAAAATATTAGCATTTATCGGTTTGCTTACAATCTGTATTGTCATTTGTTCAGTTATCGGAACAGTTTTGGCTTTATTAACTGATATAGACGAATACAGAAAGCGCGAAAAGTGGAGCAGAACACTTGATGAAGATTCAAGGGTAGGAAAGGATAAAGATTAGCAACAAGGGGGTTATAATTTGACAGCTAAAGAATACTTACTGAGATACAAGGAAGCAAAAAACGAAATAACATACACTCTGGAAGAACTTGAAAAAATGAGAACAATGATAACACAGGTTAAGGCAGCGCAGAGCGATTCTGAACGAGTAAAATCGAGTGGTAGTCAGGATCCACTTGGTGATGCAATTGCCACTTTAGTGATGATGGAAGAAGAAATGTGCGATAAGGTCTCAACAATGAAAGAGATTAAAAGGGAGATTGAATATACGCTTTCCCAGATTAAGGACAGCGACTTGAAGAACATCTTGTGCCTAAGATACTTACTTGACAAGTCATGGGAAGAGATAGCTATTACACTTAACATATCATACAGACATACTACTAGATTGCACGGAATCGCATTACAAAAAGTTGATGAGATAATAAAGATGTCCTAGAATGTCCTACTTGACACGTGTTATAGTGTAAGTGGTGAAAGAGTATCAAAGAGATATTTTTCATTTCAATCTTCTTTTGTTCTTCATAGTATGACAAGGGGCAGATATGTTCGGGTTATATCTGCTCCAAGATAAAGAAGAGTTATTAATTTGAACCATATACGTTTTCCATACGGTTTTTACCTCCTTGCAGCGAGTCTTATTAATATAGGGCTCGCTGTTTTGTCCTAGGTAGAAATAATCTTCCACTATTTGGTACGATACCAAGAGGAAGGAGGCAGATTGCATGGATGAATCAATAATAAAAGACAAAATCAAAAAAATTAATGAGCTGATTAATAAAACTAAGAAATTTGATTTGGATGATAAGCCAGTAATGGATGTGATAACACATGCTAACGCAACTATATTGATGTATTCAAATCTTATAACGCTATTATCGGAATAGCTCAAAAAACGAGGATGCCTTAGGGTGTCCTTTTTTAATACAAACAAGAAAGACAAGAGAGGTGGTGTTGTTGAGCCATGAATTAAAAATATATGAATTAGCAGAAACAGACTACATGAACGGTCTTAAATATAAAGAGATTGCAGAAAAATACAACGTCACAATTAACACCGTTAAGAGCTGGAAGACCAGGTATGGTTGGAATAGAAAAGGCAAAAAAAGTGTGCACACAAAACAAGAAAAAGTGTGCACACAAAAAGAAATGCTAGAGGAGAGCGTTGAAAAGGTAAATGAGCAGGATGAACTGACTGATAAGCAGAAGTTGTTCTGTGTATATTACATTCGCTCTTTTAACGCGACAAAGGCATATCAGAAAGCATACGGTTGCAAATATGAAACTGCTCAAGTAAAAGGTAGCATACTACTCAGAAAGAAAAAGATTAAAGATTTAATATCAGAGCTGCGTCAAAGCAGACTTAATCGTGAGATTCTGACAGAGGAAGACATATTCCAGAGATACATGGACATAGCTTTTGCAGATATGACAGATTATTTCAGTTTTGATAGCACACACATTGTTGCAAATAACTCTGATGAAGTTGATGGCAGCCTTATCGACGAGATACGAATTTTTGACGGCAGAGTGTCAGCAATAAAACTTCCGGATAGAATGAAAGCTCTACAATGGCTGTCTGAACATATGAACATAGCTACTGATGAACAGAAACTGCGTATCAAACAGATGCAGGTTGATATTGACAGAAAGACTGGTCACGGAAATGATGATGAGTTGACCAAAGTTGATGAGCTATTAAATCAATTAAAAATGAATGCAGTTAATATGCAGGGTAAAAAGCAGGCAGGTGATGAGTAATGCTGTTAAGTCCAAAGCAGAATGAATTCATAGCTAATGCTCATCACAGATACAATATCAAAGTCGGAGCTACTCGTTCCGGCAAGTCGTATATGGATATCTTCTGGACTATTCCATTCAGAATCAGAGAACGTGTAGGGTTGGATGGTCTCAATGCCATTATTGGAGTTTCAAAAGGGACTATTGAGCGTAATGTCCTACAGCCAATGCGTGAGATATATGGATCTGATCTTGTTGGAGAGATAGGCTCTGATAACATAGTTGAACTGTTTGGAGATAAAGCATATTGTCTGGGAGCTGAAAAGATTAGTCAGGTTGCAAAGCTTAGAGGGGCATCCCTCAAGTATGTTTACGGTGATGAGATAGCTGAGTGGAACAAGGAAGTGTTTGAGCTTCTTAAATCTCGTTTGGATAAGCCGTACAGCTGCTTTGATGGCGCGTGTAATCCTGATAATCCTAATCATTGGTTTAAAAAATTCATTGATTCGGATGTTGATATATATCTTCAAAATTATACTATTTTTGACAATCCGTTTTTGCCGGAAGATTTCGTTAAGAATCTGTGCAAAGAGTACTTCGGGTCTGTTTATTATGACAGATACATCAGAGGCTTATGGGTTGCTGCAGAAGGTGCGGTTTACAAATTATTTAATGATGCGCTTGCGAAGACTGTGAATCCATTCAAGCTTGAAGTTAAAGCACAAAACATAATGGCGATAAATGTAGGAGTCGACTTTGGTGGTTCCGGATCAGGTCATGCTTTTGTAGCTACAGGATATACAAGAGGTTTCAATGAGATTATAGCTCTGGCATCTGAAAGAATAGACTGTAGCAACAATGATATCGATCCTGAAAAGTTAGGACAAATGTTTGTCGATTTTATTCTCAAAGTGCTAAATATATATGGATTTGTAACTTGTGTGTATTGCGATTCTGCAGAGCAGACATTAATTGCCGGCTTAAGGTCAACCGCAAGAAAGAGTGGATTAGGCTGGCTTAGAATTGAAAATGCTTTAAAAACAACCATAAATGACCGAATCAGATTCGTACAGCGAATGATGGGGCAGAACAGATTCAGATATATGTCAGAAATGTGTGATTCATTAGAATTAGCTATGTCAGGAGCCTTGTGGAATCCTAAGAACCTAACTAAAGATGAGAGATTAGATGATGGCACGAGTGACATAGACACGCTTGATGCCTTTGAATATACATTTGAAAGAGATATGAGTCAGTTCATAAGAAACGAATAGAGGTGAGATAGAAAAGATGAAATATTCAAATATGGTAGCTCAACTTCCAAGAGCAATTAATGCAAGAACTGAAGAGCCAATAAGCCTTATACATTTAAGTGAGATGGCAAGATACATAGAGCTATGGGATTCAATGTACAGAAATGAAGCTCCATGGCTGACTAAGGATGTATCAAGCTGCAACTTACCTGCAAGTGTAGCATCTGAGGTGTCTCGATTAGTTACTTTGGAATTGCAGTCGGAAGTAACAGGAAGTCAGAGAGCAGACTATCTCAATACTCAGTATCAGAAAGTTAGAAAGTCATTAAGAAAATATGTTGAATATGGATGCGCAAAGGGAAGCTTAGTCTTTAAGCCATACGTCACAGACAAAGGAATAGCTGTGCAGTACGTTCAGGCAGATGGTTTCTTTCCGGTTGCATTTGATGATTCTGACAATATGACTGACTGCATCTTTACAGAACAGTTCAGGGAAAACAAGAGAGTCTACACAAGAGTTGAGCGCCACAGATTATCAGGAGATATCTTGACGATAACCAATATGGCCTTTGTTAGCTCAAATACAACTACTCTTGGAAGTGGTATTCCTCTCAATATGGTCCCTAAATGGAGCGAGTTAAGCGAGGAAATGAAGTTTAGTGGTGTTGAGAAGCTGCCTATAGGTTTCTTTAAGATGCCATTAGCAAATACGGTAGAAGCAGAATCGCCATTAGGTGTATCTGTATATTCCAGAGCTGTTGATACGATTAAGAAAGCAGACGAGAGATATTCGCAGATTGATTGGGAATATGTATCAAAAGAAGCTGCAGTACATATTGCTACATCAATGCTTAAATACAACAAGAATACAGATAAATTTGAGTATCCCGGTGGCAAGAACAGATTGTATCGCAACCTTGAATACAACATTGGAGCAACAGACAAGCCATTATTGGATGTGTATTCTCCGGACATAAGAGACCAGAGTTTGTACAACGGATTCAACAATCAGCTTAAATTGGTTGAATTCAATTGCCATTTAGCTTATGGTACTCTTTCAGATCCGAACAATGTTGATAAAACGGCAGAGGAAATTAAGACAAGCAAGCAGCGGTCTTATACAATGGTTTCTGATACACAGATGGCGCTGCAGACTGCGTTAGAAGATTTGGTTGATGCAATGAACTTCTGGGCAAGCATCTATCAGTTAACTCCGGAAGGCGCAATCAATGTTGGATTTGTTTGGGATGATAGCATTATTGTTGATGCCGAAAAAGAAAGACAGACTGACAGAGCAGATGTTGCAATGGGAGCTATGTCAGTTGTTGAATACAGGGCCAAGTGGTATGGAGAGCCTGAAGAGGTTGCAAGGCAGAAGATAGAAGGTGTCCAAGTGGACGAAGGGGTTGATGAATAATCGTGTATAAGTCAGATGAACTTGAAACATTCCCTGCTCAGGTTGAAAAGATATTTAACGCACTCTCAAATGATGTGATGAGTGACGTCATTGAAAGAATCAGAGAGAATGACGAAATAACGAGAACAGGTGACTGGAGATTATACAGACTCCATCAGATGGGTGCTAACATGGATACAATTGCAGCTGATATTCAGACTGCTTTAGATTTGGCAGATGAAGATATGAAGAGATTGTATTCAGATGTTCTTAAAGAGGGATATGCAAGAAATGAGCAAATGTACAAGGCAATGAATAAGCCATTTATCCCTTACGAGAAGAACGAACAGCTTCAGCAGTTAATTGGTGCAGTTAAATCTCAAACAGGTAATGAATTTAGAAATATTACCGGTACAATGGGATTCACTGTAAAGAACGTTGCTGGAACATCTGAATTTGTTTCTACGAATGAATACATCCAAAAGGTACTGGATGAAGCAGCAATGCATGTCTTAAACGGCACCTACGATTATAACTCAATGATTAAAAGAGTTGTCGACGAAATGACAAAAAGTGGGGTCAGAACAATTGAATATTCTTCCGGTTATTCAACCAGGATTGATGTGGCTGCACGAAGAGCAATCGTTACAGGCCTCAATCAGGTTACATCAAGGATATCCGAAGATAACATGGAAAAATTGGATACACAGTTCGTTGAAACGAGTTGGCACAGTACAGCACGACCAAGTCATCAGATATGGCAAGGCCGTGTTTTTTATTGGAATAAATCAAACGTAAACGAAGAGATTACCATTGATGGTATACATTATAAGGCTTTCATAAAAGAAACAGGATATGGGACAGTTGAGGGGCTTTGTGGAGCAAATTGTTATCATACATTCTATCCGTTTATTCCTGGAGTGTCTGTTAGAAATTATACTGACGAAGAGCTAGATCAGATGAATGCAGCTGAGAATGAAGTCAAAGAATACAATGGCAAGGAATACACCAAGTATGAAGCAACTCAGGAGCAGAGAAGACTCGAGAGAACTCTTCGAAAGTTAAGACAGGATATTGACCTGATGGAGAAAGCAGGACTTACTGATGAGGACGAAGAACTTGTCGGAAAGAAATGTAAGTATCAGACCTATATGAGAAGATATAAGGATTTCTCTAAAGAGATGGGGCTAAAAGAACATTGGGAGAGAATAACTGTTGATGGAATGAATCAAATGTCGAAAAATGAGGCGGCTCATTCAATACATAGTGATGAAAAAGTATTTTATGATGAAAATAATGATTATACTATTAGTATTGAGAGCTTAAGTGATGATGTAAATGAGGGATTATCATTAGCTGCAGAAAGTGTTGCAAAGCTTGGAAGCGAAGATGGTTATGAGCATATGTATCTTGTGAATGCAAGCACAGGAACATTAGATTTATATGAGTGTGACGAACTTGAAGATAGCGTGGGGCATAAATACAATGAATATGCAAAAGACCATATTGACGAACAGTTCTATTTTGTACATAATCATAATGTGGTTAGTAGCTTATCACTTCCAGATGTTGAAATACCTGCAAAAAATGAGAATATAATAGGAATAATAGCTGTCCAAAATAACGCAATAACGTATTTTGCAGAAAGAACATCTTTTGATCCTAATTATAAATTTCCAGATTTCTATTTTGAAAAAGATGAAGATTTAATTGAATTAAATAGAAAGGTTCGGGAAGGAGAAATTATGATGAGTGAAAGAACTCGATTACGAGAAGAATTGTTAATCAATAAAGTGTTAGAGAGATTCTATGAAAAAGGAGAACGTATATTAGATGGAAGGCAATAATGCATGGGCAAATTTGAGCGTAAGAGAGAGACCTTTTTGGCGGGAAGGAATGTCTGCGGAAGAATATGAACTTGAGAGGGCATATTATTATAGATTTTCAAATGATGGCAAAAAAAATGCTGATGATTATCTCCCTATTTGGAAACAAGGTAAGAGATTTAAATGTAATTTAAATGATTGTAATGAAGTGTTAGATCTTGCAGAAAAAATTATAAAAATGCCGAAAGAGGAAGTTGACAGATATATTGAAGAAAAGAATTAGATATCAATAAAACGAACAAATGTTCGGAAAAAGTGATTGACATTTGATGCAATTATGATAATATTTAACTAGAAATATAACTATGAACATATACTAGCAATAGATTAAGGAGGTGTTATCATGATTACAGCATTAAATGTAGCAAATACTATTTTGGAATTATCTTTTGAAGAGAATATAGATGTGACACCTATGAAATTACAAAAGTTGGTATATATCGTTTATAAAGAATACTTACAGCGGACAGGAAAATCCTTGTTTAGTGAGCGATTTGAACCATGGAGATACGGTCCAGTAATTGGTAGCCTTTATGATATTTTTAAAAATAATAAAGCAAATGCAATAAAACAATTTGGCGAAAGCAATGATGGTAAAATATGGGTTGTGGACATTAAACCAGGCTCCGTTTTTAAGAGTGTGCTAGAAGAAGTTTGGGAAAACTATAAAAATATTGATGGGATACGATTATCTGAAATGACTCATCAAAAAGATACTGCATGGAGAAAAGCGTTATTAGGAGGAAAAAACTTTCTTTCTGATGGGGATATAAAGGAGGAAAAGCCATTTGTCGTACACTGAACAAGAAATTGATGAACTTTTAAACGATGGACCTCAAATGGAGCTTGATGTACCTATGGTGAATGAACGTGAGGTAGAAGATTCCTTGGAATTAACAAGGCTTAAAAGTTCAGAAAGAGAAAAAGAACGTAAAGAAAAGAGATATTTTACTGCATTTAAGTTGATAGTTGGATGTTTGTTTTTTTTAGGTGGAATATACATAATAGATGTAGCTATAAGCGTAGCTGTTAAACATGATGTTAGTCAAATTACAGAGCCAATTATAGAAATTATCAAAACATTGCTATTCACATTGAGTGGATATTTATTTGCAAGAAAAGAGAATGGTGATTAGAGAGCTTAGCGATAGGCTCTCTTTTTTATACCCAAAATTAAGGAGGAATAACATGAAATATTTTATCAGTCAGCCTATGAAGGACAAGACACAGGAAGAAATCAAGGAGCAGAGAGAACAGATTATAGCAGCAATCAAAGAAGAGGATGAAGAAGCTGTAATAATCGACTCGTACTTTGAAGATTATGATCCACAGAATGGATGCATACCGTTGAAGTACTTATCTAAGTCATTGGAACTCTTAGCAGACGCAGATATTCTGTATTGCGCAGATGGTTGGGAAGAAGCGAGAGGATGTAAGATTGAGCACGATTGTGCATTAGCTTATGGAATAACAGTAATTGAGGAGAAGTAAAATGGATAATGGAAAGTTTTTAGAGTTATGTAAGCAGACAGTAGTTGATTACTTTAACAACAGAGTCGATAGGACAGATAATGCAATTATTACTGCAGATGAGGTGTTCATTGTATGGAGTTGCAAAACTCTGCAGAACAACAAGGCATTGTTAAGCACTACTGTTTCAGACGGAATGTACTATGAGATTACATTCAACGGAGATAGGAACGAATTATATTTTGACGCTTACAAAAAGTGGGAAAACAAATGCATTTCACTAAATTAGAAATTAAGGCACCGTAACAGGTGTTTTTTTATTGGTCAGAAGATTAGACCTAAAACAGTCTTATCAATTCTTGGTGGGAAGTTAAACACCTTAAATTACTTAGAAAGGAATTAAATTTTATGAAAACAGAGGATTTACAAGCACAAGGACTTACACAGGAGCAGATTGATTTCGTATTTGCTGAAAATGGTAAAGACGTCAATGCCATCAAAGCAGATAGAGACAATTATAAGACTCAGCTGGAAACTGCACAGGCTTCACTTAAGGAATTTGAGGGAGTCAACGTATCAGAACTGCAGAACAAGATTAAAGAGCTTAATGGAACAATTGAGCAAAATCAGACTAAGTATCAGCAGGAGATTGCTGACAGGGATTTTAATGATCTCTTAAAGGCTACTGCACAGAAACACAATGCAAGAGATATTAAGGCGGTTATTCCGTTCCTTGATATTGAAACATTAAAGGCTAGCAAGAACCAGGAAAAGGACCTTGAGGCTGCGTTTGAACAGGTAAAGAAAGACAACGATTACTTGTTTATTAGCGAATCCAAACCTATTCCAAGAGTTGTATCAGCGACTCCGGGAATCAATAAAAATGTCGAAGATGGAAAGACAAAAGCCAATGAGGCATTCAGAAGCCTTTTTGGAAAATAAATAATAATTAAGTAAAGGAGAAAAAGACATGGCAGATATTGTTAGAAGAGAAGATGCGGAAGCGATAATCCGCGAACAAGTAGTTAATGCTATTTCACAGGACGTTCCTAAGTCATCAGTATTTATGGGACTTGCAAAGAAACTTCCAAGTATGACTAGTAAGCAGACAAGAATCAGAGTTTTAGATTTCTTGCCAACATCTTATTGGGTAAATGGAGACACAGGATTTAAACAGACATCAAAGCAGGCATGGGATAATGTATATCTTACAGCTGCAGAACTTGCAGTTATCGTTCCTATTCCTGAAGCTGTTCTTGATGATGCAGAATTTGACATCATTGGAGAAGTAACTCCAAGAGTCGTAGAAGCTATTGGACAGCGTGTTGACTCTGCAGTTATCTTTGGTGAAAACAGACCTGCTGAATGGCAGAATGATATCATCACATTAGCTAGACAGGCTGGCAACAACATTGCGTTAGGTGCTACACCAGACTACTATGAGAAGTTACTCTGTGAGGATGGTGTATTTGCAAAAGTTGAAGATGATGGTTATTCAGTATCAGGAGTAATAGCATCTACAAATATGAAAGCTAAATTAAGAGGATTGAGAGACGATAACGGTCAGCCAATCTTCAATAAGGTTATTCAGAGCACAACACAGTATGCTCTTGATGGAGCACCAATGTACTTCCCAGATAATGGCTCTTTCAACAAGAACATTGCACAGGTGGTAGCCGGTGACTTCAACAAAGCTGTATATGCTATTCGCCAGGATATTACAACTAAGATTCTTACAGAGGGTGTTATCCAGGATCCAACAACTAAGGAAATCGTATACAACCTTGCGCAGCAGGACATGATTGCTCTTAGAGTTGTATTCAGAATGGGTTGGGCTCTTCCAAATCCTGCTACACGTATGGATGAAGACAGAGTGGGCTGTCCATTCGCTTACCTTGAGCCTGCAACTGCTGTTACTACAAAGGCAGTTACATTTACTGTTAAGGATAATGCTTCAACACCTGCAGCACTTGAAGGTGCAAGAGTTGACGTTAACGGTGCTAAGCTTAAGACAAATGCATCCGGACAGGCTGTATTTAACTTAAGAGCTGGTACATATCCATATAGTGTAACTCTTAAAGACTACACTAAGGTAACAGGAACAGTTACAGTTGCTTCATCAGCAGTAACAGAGAACGTAACATTGATTCCACAGTAGTAGGAGGTGGCGGAATTGAATGCTTATACAACATATGATTACTATTCAAATGAATACAGTATGGGGGAAGCAGTGGTCGATTCCGCTGACTTTCCCAAACTGCTGATGCAAGCTCAAAGCATTATTGACTTGTATACATTCAATAGGCTTAACACAATGACAGACATTCCTGAAGCGGTTCAGAACTGTTGTTGTGAGCTTATTGAATTATTGCAAGAGAATAAAGAAAGACAAAGCACATCATCCGGAATAGCAAGCGAGAAGAACAACAATTACTCAGTAACATATGAGTCATCAGAGGCTTTGAATCATCAACTCGAAAGTAACAAAACAATGATAGTGAATAAATGGCTCTCTAATACAGGTTTAATGTATAGGGGGTGCTGATTATGTACACTAATAAAAAAGTTACTCACATAGCTAAAAATGGATATCAGAGCAATACATATGATGCTTATGTGGAAGAGCACTATACTTCATCATCAGACAAGCAGGGTGATACTAAACATCATTCTTTATTTGTATCTATTCCAACTACAGAAAGCCTTAATATTCAGCTGGGGGATTTGATTATTTTAGGAGAACATCAGATAGTAATTGATTCGTCAAGTGAAAAGAATGAGGCTGAAAGCATTAGGAACTTGAAACGCAACCACAGGCTTTATACCATTAATTCGCTTATTCCATGTGTGTATGGACATGATAGGGTGAAACATTACGAGTTAGGATGTGATTAATCTTGAATATTAGAGTTAATTGCAGAATGGTAGTTAATCGTAAAAAGATTGAGCAAAAATATGGGTTGGGAAAATATGGACCTGTACAGAAGTATATTGATTCTGAAGTCATAAAGCAGATGGAACCATATACGCCATATGATACTGGAGCTATGCACCGTTCAGCTATTGCAGGAACAGTTATTGGTTCTGGTAAGATAAAGTATCTCTCTCCTTATGCGAGATATTTGTATTATGGTGTAATCTACGGTCCTAACATTCCAATAAAGGAGAATGGAATTATTGTTGGATGGAGAAGTCCGGCCAAGAAAAAGAAATATCCAACCGGAAGACCACTCAAATACAATAGGGATAAGCAGCCTAAAGCAGGTAAGTTTTGGTTTGAAAGAATGAAAGCGGACAAGAAAGAGCAACTTAGAAGAGGTGCTTTAGAAGTTATGAAGAGGTGCAGTAAAGGATGAATATAATTGAGCTTGTAAGACAAATATTGACAGATTATCCGGAAATGGAAAGATTTACAAACAATATTCATGTTGATTTTACAGATAATGAAAAAGAATCTGATTTTGGACTATCTTCCACCGGAGACGAAAAGATAAGAGAGGACGTGCTTGGCAATCAGGTGCGTAGACATAGCTTTATGCTCTATGCCATTAATCAGGCATACAATGATTATGAGAGATTGTCCAACAGTTCCTTTTTATTAGAGTTATCATATTGGCTTGAATCAATAGAAGAAGGCGAATATGAAATAGAAGTAACTATCAATGGTAAAACGAGAACCGGTAAACTTAAATCTATCAGCTGTGCAAATGCAATGCTTTTCGCAGTTCCTACCGAGGATATAAATGATGGAGTTATGTATCAGGTTCAAGTTTACGCAGAGTATACATTGGAAGGAGAATAATAATGAAATTAAAGAGAAGCTGCTTAGCTCATTATTTAGACTCAAAATTTGGTGGCACTGGTTCACCTGTTTGGTTTTTAATCGGTAAAGACATAGAAGACATGTCAGTTGAGTTGAATCCGGAAACAGAGACAGTTAAGAACATTCTTGACGAGACATCTGTTACTGATAATGGTTATGAGCCTAGTATGGATGCTGATCCATATTATGCAAATCCAGATGATGCTATCTATGAGAAACTCAGAGATATTGCAATGAACAGACTCACAGGCGACGAATGTAAGACTACTATTCTTGAAGTTCTCATTGAGGACCCAACTGATTCAAGCCACAAAGCTTGGACAGAAGATGTAATAGTCAAGCCTCAGTCATATGGTGGTGAACAGGGTGGAATTAATATTCCTTATCAGGTTACATTCGCTGGCAACAGAAAAGAAGGAACAGTTACTATAACTAACAAAGTTCCAACTTTTACAGAAAATACATGAAGTGAACCTGTTCAAAATCTTGCTTATCCGGTTCCTGATGAAGCAAATGATCAGATCGGCGACGAGGAAGAGACAGAGGAAGAACAGACAGAGGAATAATATGTTGATAAGAGGGCTTGGAAACAGGCTCTCTTTTTTGAAGGAAAAGGAGTATTAGATGCAGAATATTAATTTTGATGATGGGTTTAAAACATTTACAGTGAATGGAGATGAAAATAGAGTTGTACGCTTTAATCCTAGTGATTTTGGAATTTTAACAAGAGCGGAAGAAACAGAACAGGCATTCAATGAAATAGGCTCTAAATTGGAAAGTATGGGGAATACAGATGACGTAAGCGTAGAACAGATAGCTCAAGTACTTAGAGAAACAGAATCAGATGTTAAAAGACAGTTTGATTATATGTTCAATAGTTCTGTATCAGATGTTCTTTTCGTTGGTCAGTCTCCTATTGCTATTGTTAATGGAGAATTTTTATTTAAGAGAATATTGGATGCAACAATGCCAATTATAGTTGAATCAATCAGTGAGGAGAAAAAGAAAGCAGAAAAGAAAATGGCTAAATATACGGAGCAATATAAATGATAGGAAGGCTACCCACCAAAGTTGCTGTGGGCGATATTGAGTGGGATATTAGAACTGACTATAGAGATATATTAACCATTTTTTGTGCTTTCAATGATCCGGAACTTAACACAGAGGAAAAAGTTATCGTATGCCTGACGATATTTTATATAGATTTTGATAAATTGAATCCATCATTGTATAAAGAAGCTTATGAAAGAGCTATATGGTTTTTTAACCAAGGAAAGAATCAAGAGGACAAACATTCTCCGAAACTATTAGACTGGGAACAGGATGAAAGTCTTATTTTTTCAGAGGTTAATAAAGTGGCAGGCATGGAAGTTAGAAATTTGGAATACATGCATTGGTGGACATTCATGGGATATTATATGGGAATAGGAGAGGGATTGTTCTCCGAAGTACTTAATATCCGAAGTAAAAAAGCGAAGAATAAAAAATTAGAAAAACATGAAAAAGAATTTTATGCTCAAAATAAATCTTTAATTGATTTGAAGATTAAATTAAGTGAAGAGGAAAAAGAAGCTCAGAAAGAACTTGAAGAGTTGCTAGGGTTATAGCAGCTCTTATTTTTATGCAAAGAGAGGTGAGGGCATTGGCAGCTGATGGCAATTTGGAATTTGATGTGACTGCAGATACAGATTCGTTTGATTCTGCAATGAGAAATATGGAATCAGAATCCAAGTCACTTACAGGATATTTAAAAGAACTTGGTAGCAGATTCAAAAATGCATTTTCAACACAGTCTACAGAGTCAGCAACATCAAGAATGATGAGTCTTGAAGAGCAAATCAGAAAAGCAGAAAATGCACTTGCTGAAGCTGAGCAGAAGCAGAGAGAGTTTGCAACCGCAGAGATTCCAACAAAAGAATATAGTAAATTGGAAAATGCTGCTAAAAAAGCAGAAAATGAACTTCTGACATTACTGAATGAGAGAGAACGTTTTATTGAGTCTGGTGGAAGTGAATATGACCCTTTTTATATCAAAATGACCCAAGATATTGACAAGACAGAAGAAAAATTGCAACATCTCGAAAGCTCAATTCAAGCACTAAAAAATAGTGGAAAAGCATTCACTACGAGTGAGGATAATTCGGAACAGATGCAACGTTTTTCTGACAATGTAACAACCGCTCAAAATAGACTTGATATCTTGAATCAAAGAATGGTCGAACTACAGGAGAGGGAAAGTGAGGCGACAAGTTACGGTCAAATATTAATGCAATCTATCCAGGAGTCTTGTCCACCAGCAGGAGCAGCACTTCGAATAGTAAGTGGTGGTGTAGGATTGGTTGGAACGGCAGTGAAAGGCTCGTTTACAGCTGCGTCTAAATTGATTCCGTTTATGATTACCGGGATGAAAAAGGTTGGGAGTACAGTTTTAAATGTTGCCTCTCATGTAGGGAAATTGGGAGCTAGGATGTTCTCAACATTGAATCCTTTACCCAAATTGTTCTCAAAAGCAACTGATAAATCGGGCGGATTTATTAAGAAGTTAGGTGGAATGGTAAAAAGAGTATTTGTATTTACAGTTATTACAAAGGCTCTCAGAGAAATAAAGAAAATAATGGGTAGTCTGTTCAATAATGATAAGCAGTTATCAAGTTATTTCGCACAGATAAAGGGAAATCTCATTACTGCATTTGCACCTATATATGAATTCGTTCTTCCAGGGATAAGGCTGCTTATGTCTGCACTTGCTAACTTTACGGCATATCTGGCAAATGTGACTAGTAGGATTTTCGGAAAGACAATAGCTCAAAGTCAGGCTTTAGGGAAGACTCTTGGTAAGCAGGCCAAAGAAACAGATAAGACAGCAAAATCTACTAAAGATGCTAATAAGCAATTAGCATCTTATGATGAATTAAATGTGATGCAGGATAATTCTTCAGATGATGATAGTGATTCTATAGCACCAAAGTTTGATGCGAAGGAGATGTCTGTAGATTGGGTTGACAAAATTAAGGAGATGATAGCTGACGGTGATTGGGAAGGCATAGGGAAAATGGTTTCCGATAAAATGGCTGATTCCCTTGAAACTATTAAGTGGTCAAAGATTAAGAAAAAATGCAGGACCATAGCAACGATATTGGCAAGAACCTTGAATGGCTTTTTCTCAAATATGAGGCTTGCAACAGATATAGGAAGCACTATAGCAGAGGCTTTTAACACAGGATTGGAATTTGCCTACACGTTCCTAAAGACTTTCGACTTTGACCAATTAGGGCAGTTTTTAGGAAATGGATTAAATGGTGCAATATCTTCGTTTGATTGGAAATTATTAGGTAAGACTTTTGGAACAGGAATACAGTCTGCGATAGATACAGTGAGTGGATTTGTAAACACGTATAATTGGGGTTCATTTGCTAGTGGAGTTTCAACATCTATCAATACTACTTTTGACAGTATTGATTTTGCAGAAGCAGGAACTACATTAGGAAATGGTGTCAAAGGTATATTTACAGAAATTAGTACATTCTTAGAAGAAGTTAATTGGAAAAAGATTGGTAAGGATATATCTACATTTATTAAAAGTATTGATTGGTCTGGTGTTGCTTCGTCAATTTTTGAATCTATAGGAGCAGCACTTGGCGCAGCTGTTTCGTTTTTATGGGGAGCAATTGAGGATTCAGTTAAGAAGATTAGGGATTATTGGAATGAAAGATTAAAAGGAAAAAAAGGCGAAGATTGGCTAAAAGGGCTAAAAGATGGTATTGTAGACGGATTTAAAAATATTGGAACGTGGATAAAAGAACATATTTTTGACCCTTTTATAAAAGGAATAAAGAAGGCTTTTGGCATTAATTCTCCATCAAAAGTTATGACAGAATATGGTGGTTACATTATGGAAGGGCTGAAGAATGGAATTGAAGGTTATGTTGGTATAATCAAAGCTATATTTACAGGAATAAAAGATTTTATAAAAGGCATAATTGATGGAATTGTTGATTTTATCAATGGAATGATAACTCGTATTTTAGGAGGAATTAATGCTGTCATTGAAATGCTTAATAAGTTAAAAATTGACCTTCCTGACATCATGGGCGGTGGAAGTATAGGTTTCTCTTTAAAAAAGATAACTGTTGAAGATTACCAAATTCCACATCTTGCAAAAGGTGCAGTAATTCCACCAAAAGCGCCATTCCTTGCTATGCTTGGTGATCAGCGCAACGGAACTAATATCGAGACTCCCCTTGATACTATGATACAGGCTTTTGAGACAGCGCTTGACAGAAGAGGTAGCAACGAAACAGGTGAAATAAATGTAAACGTATATCTTGAGGGAGATGCACATGGAGTATTCAAGCTTGTTAGGACAGAAGCTCAGAAGCAGAAGAACAGAACCGGTAAGCCGGCATTCAGTTAGGAGGAAATAAGACATGGCAAATTTTCAAGGATGGCTTATAAAATGTGGAAATACAGAATTTCCTCTTAAGTATATTAAAGCTGAAACGTACAAATCAACAGACAATCAGAGAACTGAGATAAAGGCATACCGTGATGCAAATAACCTGCTTCATAGACAGACAAGTAAGAATTATAAAACGAAAATAGAATTTGAGACTTGCTCATTATCATTAGCAGAGCTAAGTGAGATACAAGCACTCCTTAGCTCTAATTTTATCGATTCCACCCAACGTAAGATGGTTGTTTCTTATTGGAATAACGAGAACTTAACCTATAAAAAAGCAACCGTGTACGTTCCGGATATTGATTACACAATCAAAGCAATTAAAGGGAATGATATAACATATAACGGAATAAGAATAGCGTTTATTCAGTATTAGGAAGGGAGATGGAAAACAGTGATTAATGTATCAGAGTTTACTAAGAAGGTATACTCAGAAATGAATGTCCCTAAATACCTGACAGTCTCTTTCCCTAACGATAATATTCCAGACATAACAAATGAAAATATATACGGTGAGTCTATGAAACTTACGCAAAGTATTTGCGAGGATAATATACTGTCTTTCGGTGGATGTAATGCATCTCAGTTCGAATTAACAGTTATGGATATTCAACAGGATTTATCGGACAAAGATATAATGGTGACTATGAGTTTGAAAGATCCTGGTTATGTAGGAGAGTTTGTAAATGGAAAAAATTACAGTGAAAATGAAGTGGTGTTGATTGAAAATGAATATTATCGTTTTTTGCAAGATTTTGGGAGAATACTTAATATTTCAGAATTAAGTAGAACTGTTTCCTCACAAACAATTCGTTATACTAGCGGAACATTTTACACTAATGAAGTGTCGCACCTAATGTTCAGTAGAACGACAAATTTTCAGGCAACAATAACATTAATTGAGTATTATCCAAATAATGTCAGTGTAGTGGATGGAATATTAATTGCATCAGGAAATGAAGCGGAAATAAGGAATGATTATATTGTTTTTTCAAGATTGCCAGCTATTGATGATGATATGTTATCTTTCGAAAATCAGACAAGGACAAGAAATTTTTCATGGATTGGAAATGAGTTGCTGATAAACGTTGGGGATGATATATCAAAATTTAAATTCTCTGTAAAAATAGAGACGCAATATAGGGAAAGATTTGAGAGAAGTAAAATATATTTAACTCCAAATAATATCGAGGACTATTTGGAAACTCAAAATGATTATATAGACACGAGCGAAACAGATGACATTGTCCTGTTCAGAGGACGAATTATTTCAGCAAAAAAACAAAAGGATAAAAGGCTAAAAGATATTTTGGCTTATGACAGCTTCTATGATTATTCGTCTGTAGATGTAATAGCGTGGATGGAAAATAATAGTTATCTCGATTATCATTACAGAGGAGCCTGGAGCAGAGATGTATTATACGCAGAGGATGATATAGTTAAGTTTGTTATACAGACTCAGTCAGGTCCAAGAGTCGATTACTATAGATGTTTAAGCGACGCTGCACCTATGAATGTTCCACCTTCAAGTGGATCCGTTAATTGGGAGTATTGCTCTGAAGCTTCAATTAATGTAGTTACTATTGGAGATATGATGGATGAACTGGCAACTGATATTGGAACAGAAATTGATATTACAGAAACTCCTACACCAACATTGGTGATGCAAAATTGCAAGGCTGTATTTAAGAAACAGGATACTCAGTATGCTGCAACTAGATTGATGTATGAATATTTTAACAACAATTCGTTGAATGGATATATCAATCCAGTTACAGGCAAGATTGATGGTAGAAATCTTAACAGAATTTTCACGGCAGATTCGAATTATGTCGGCAAATGGAATACACTTAGGCATTTTTCAGCAGGAGAAATCGTTTCTTACAAAAATACATATGGCAGTGTTTACTTCTATTATAAAGCAAAAGTAGGTTCTGATGCGATTGTTCCGGAAAACGAGGATTATTGGGAAAAGATGCCAGCATTATACTATCCGGATGACGGACATTTTAATTATTCTGAATTGTATGATTATGATTCGTTAGATTATCAGGATTATGATTATGAATGCACGGGAAGATGTTTGTTTGATGCTGATGGAAATGCAATAAAGGGCTCAATGTCTGATACTAATGTAAGAATAGAGGAAGGTATGCTGTTGACAGCTGCTGAATTAAACAGTGTAGTTATATGGCCAGATTTAGTTAATCCTTCAACCCCACCATTAAACATTGCTTTTACACCAACTCGAATGAATGCTGTCGGGTTACCTTTTGTTCAGCCGGGAGATTGGATTTCTTATGATGTCGAGGAATATAATCCGGATACTGATTCAGGAATTGTTAAAAATAAAAAGACAGTGATTCTTAGCAGAGTGTTGAGCGGAATTAATGCTCTTACAGATGAAATAGAGGCGAGATATGAATAAGGAGGATAATTATGTCAGATTTAGTAGTTAAAGGAATAATGACTCAGGAGGGAGTTGCTAAGTATGATTATGAAGCCCTTGCAAACAAGCCTGAAAATCCTGTGCCGGAGTCTCGCAAGGTGGCAGGTATGACGTTGGAAGATGATATAGAAGCAATAGATCTGTTGGCAATTATATTGTCTTTATGTAACGATAATCCGTTAGCGGCCGCGTTATTGGCGAGTGCATTAGAAAAGGTTGCTGATGATGCTATGAGCAGTGGCTCTAAGAATGCTGTGCAAAATAAAGTAGTTAAAGCGTATGTTGATCAAATCGCAAGTGCAATTGGACAGGCAGTGTCAGCACTTGACAGAAATAAAGTGCCTACTACAAGAACTATAGCAGGGCGGAGTCTTGATAGTGATATTTCGCAAGATACATTAGGCAGCTTAGTAACACAAGCATTTGCCGCAGGAGGATCTTGGTACTCCACACTTATCCCTTGGATGATAAATTATTGCGGAAGCAAGACACAGCAGGATGCAAACACAGAAAGTATTTCAAACATACAAACTACGTATGCTACTAAGACATACGTTGATAATGCAGAAGCCGAAGCCAAAGATTACACAGATGAACAAGTCAAAAAGACATATCCACTTGCCGCCGCAGAGGGTTCAATAATCTCAATCACAGATGGAGCGGACAACGTACCAATCAAAGATTTAACAGTAGGAATTGAACCGAAGCAAGCAGGAAGCGGAACACCTTCTCCGACTAATATTAGACCGTTAAGCGGATGGGAAAGTGTAAAGATTTTCAATGGCGGATATAATTTGTATAATAAATTAACAAATACAGATAGTTATTATCTTGATGACAATGGAAATGAAGTCAGCAATCCATCTTGGGTAATAACAGATTTTATTCCGACATCGAGCGCAATGTCATATACAGGGATAAAAAATGCAGGCAATGCTCCGTATTCTTGCTATTATGATGAAAACAAAACTTTTATTTCATCATTTAAACAAACAACAGGTATAAATGAAATAGTACCTCCATCAAATGCAAAGTGGGTTAAATTTTCAATTATAAAAGTTGCTCCATATTCGGATAATTTATCGTTTGAAATATACGGAGGAAATCTCAACGAAATCAATCTTGGCAGAACAGTCTACGGTGGAAGCCTTGATGTGACTACGGGATTGCTTACGGTGGATAGAGCAATAGTTGATATGGGAGCGCTAACTTGGGTTAAACAGGCACAAAACCATAGATTTTACACCGACTCACTTGCTTCAGTACTTGAGAAACAGCCTGTTGATATAAGCGACAACTTATTGTGTTCGATGTATAAAAATATAATTTGGAATGATAGTGAAGATTTGTTTACCTCAATGTATACTGCATCAGATTATAGAAGAATATATGTTAAAGACACAAATCAAGATGCAACTTCGGCAGAAGACTTTCAAACATACGTTACAGGGCAAACGATTGTCTATCCATTAGCCGAACCTCAAACCTATCAATTAACGCCTATTCAAATTGCAACCTTGCTTGGCAACAACACAATATATGCAGATTGTGGAGATAGCACACTCGATTACTACGCAGATATAACCGACACATTGAACAACCTGCCAAAGACCAATAATGCAAAAGGTATTAAGATAAACACTGACAACGAATACGAGATAAATCCTGCAACGACAGGAGAAATTAAATCCGCAGTATCAACAACAAAGCCTATTGTGGCAAATTCGGTAGGAGTTGCAACATTTTACGGACTAGCAAAAGCCTCAGGAGATAGAACACAATCTGCAAGTGCAAATCCTGTTGGAACATATACCGACACCGCAAAAGAAAAAATCCAACAAATGATTGGAATTCTTTCAGTTGAGGAGGTGGGATTTTAATGGCAACTTATGGAGTAACAGATGAGCAATTAACTGCTATTGCAGATGAAATAAGATTAAAATTGGATTTAGTCTCTGAAATAACTGTTGACGAAATGCCAGAAAAAATTAGAGCAATAGATGGCGGTGGAGGAACACAAGTTCTTGATGGAGTTATACAGGGTACTATTACGAGCGTTAATTCAAATGCCACAAGCATACGAAATTATGCTTTTTACGGTGGTACACAATTTACTTCAATGAATTTTCCTGAAGCAACAGCAATAGGAAACGAAGCATTTAGACTTTGTGATAATCTTTTCGCAATAAATTTTCCTAAAGTAACTACAATAGGCAGTAGTGCCTTTCGTGGTTGTACTAGTTTGCTGTCTGTTAATATGGAAAAGGCTGAAAGTATTGGAAATTCTGCATTCTATGGATGTAACAATGTAACATCTGTAAATTTACCCAATGTTACAACGTTGGGTAGTTCGGCATTTAATAGCTGTTCGAGATTGAGCAGCGTATATCTACCAAAGTTAACCGCTATACAAGGAGAAACGTTTTATAACAATGGCTCTCTAGTCACAGTTCATTTTCCAGCGGTGACGCAAATAAACGGCGGTATGGCATTTAGAGGATGCGGTAATTTAGAAGTTGCTAATTTCCCAGCTTTAGAGTCATTAGGTTCTAATCATTTCATATATTGTAATAAATTAACGACTTTAATTTTAGGATTAGATCACGTTTGTGAACTCACTGCTGTTTCAGCTCTTAATAACACTCCATTCGCTAGTAATGGAACTGGTGGAACATTATACGTACCAAGAGATTTAATAGAGGATTATCAAGCAGCAACCAATTGGAGCACAATTTTAGGTTATCCAAACAATCAAATATTAGCCATTGAAGATATGGCATAAAAGAAAGGAGCAATAATATGCACGAATATTTACTATTAGTTTACGAAAATGATGAGAACGGAAACAAGAAAAACGGAGTTGAGCCGCAATATTTTGAATTTGATAACAAACTCAAATTAAGAGCGAAATATAGCTACTTCAGGAACATGTATCAGACTACAACAAATCCTGAAACAGGAGAAGTTGTTACCACAGGAATAAAAGCATACACAGTTGAATTATCACAGTGCAGGTACAAGACAATGAGCAAGGCTGATGCAGATGCGTTTATCGCCAGCATAGTTGAATCATAGGTAAAGTGTTTTTGAGACAGGTTGACTGTCTTTTTTTTATGCAGAGAAAGGAGAAAATAGCAAATGAAGGAACTTGTATGTACGGTCACAGGCATTATCGGAGCAGGAATGACCGCATTGTTTGGAGGGTGGACAGCAGGGATGACGACATTATTAATTTTTATGGCAGTGGATTACATTAGCGGACTTATTGTTGCAGGTGTATTCAGAAAGAGCGAAAAGACAAAGTCAGGCGGACTTGAAAGCAGAACAGGTTGGAAAGGCCTTTGCAGAAAAGGAATGACATTGGCTTTCGTTCTGATAGCTTATCGATTAGACTTGATGATTGGGTCTAATTACATTAAAGACTGCGTGTGTATTGGCTTTGTTTTAAATGAATTAATCTCCATAGTTGAGAATGCGGGATTGATGGGGTTGCCTGTTCCGGCAGTAATTGCAAGAGCTATTGATTTACTCCAAACAAAAGCAGATGAGGGTGGTGGATTGAATGAAAATTCTTGAAAAGATAGCGAATAAATTTAATTACCAGAAGAGTTCTATTAAAAGAAAGATTGAGTTCATAGTCGCACATTACTCAGCCGGTACAAAAGATACAACACAAAACGAGCTAGATTACTTTGCCAGGGAGAATGTAGGAGTTTCAGCTCACGACTTCGTAGACGATTTCTCGGTGGGACACTCGGTACCATATAACGATGTAGCTTTTCACTGTGGAGTGGACTATTCAAACGGAAAAGCTCCTTACTGGGGAAAGTGTACAAACTACAATTCTATCGGAATTGAGATGTGTGCTCTAAAGGATGACAAGATTTTAGATCTAAGAAATCCTACTATCAAAAATACAATTGTTCACACAAAAGATTTAATGAAAAAGTACGGAATTGATGCTGATCATGTAGTTCGTCATTATGATGTTTGCGGAAAAGAGTGCCCGGCTCCACTAGTAAAAGATGCAGCTGCTTGGAAATGCTTCAAGTATAACTTGCAGACACCTTTCAAAGTAAAGACTACTAAAGAGGGAGTAAAAGCCTATTCTAAGATTGGCGGAGCAGTGGTAGACAAGTTCAAGCTAGGAAAGAAGATAACGATAACAGAAGTATATCTCCAAAACGAACATCTTTATGCGAAGTCAAAAAAAGGTATATTCTTCAGGTTGAAATATACTAAGAAATTAGTCACGAGATAAACACGAGATAATCACAAGATAACACGAGATAAGGCACCGGGAATAATCCTAGTGCCTTTTTTGTGTCAAAAAAAGTTGCAAAAAAGTTGCATTTTGTGTTAAAAGTTGCATAATTAACATTAAAATTAAAGAATTGACAATATTATAATAAGGAAGAAAAACCAATAAATTAAGAGAATCCTTGTTTTATGGGGATTTGTTAATTTTACCTTAAATGGGTTCAAGTCCCATCGTCTGCATCAAAGAGTCCTTACTTTTTAGGGACTCTTTTTTGTTTCATAGGAAAGTTCTTTGAACTTCCCCATGAAATAAAAATGCTCCGCAAGGATGCGCAGCTCGCGGAGATGTATTTATGTTAGACAGATTCACAAAATTCCATCAAGAATTTCAAGAGAATACTTAAATATTGGGGGTATAAAAAGAAATTAGAAAAATATCAAAAATAAATTAAAAAAAGTGTTGACATATTTTGATAATGCTGATAATATATATCTTGCGTCAAGCAAAACAGTGATGCATGCGGAAGTGTCGGAACTGGCAGACGAGCAAGACTAAGGATCTTGTGCTGGCAACAGCGTGTGGGTTCAAGTCCCATCTTCCGCATTGAAAAGAAAGACCTAGGAAATAATCCTAGGTCTTTCTTTTTCATACCGAGGAGTCCCTTGAACCCATGGGTTCAAGGTCTCCTCGGTATGAATGTCTCGTCGGTCGGTTCGGTGGGAAAAAGGTCGGCACAAAAATGGTCCATAAGCCCTTTTTTTTATACACTTTTTTGTGGTATCAAAATAGAAATTGTGGTAAGATACTTATATAAAGTTGGGGCTTTACGCCATT